TTCTTGCGAAAGCATGACTGGCGGGAATTAACCAAACGACACACATTCACCACTACCTTTAGCGTAACGACAGGTGATGTGGTTGAAGATACATACACAATTACCAACATCCCATCAACTGCTGGGCTTGATACAACGTATCAGGTTGTGGGTAATGGCATCTCAAATGCTGCCTACATTGAATCGGTTGACTCGGCTACGCAAGTAACGATTAACTTACCCGCTACAGGGACGTATTTAGGCACTTCAATCACTTTTGAAAAAGTGCAGTACCCTTTACCCTCAGATTACGAATCAACCGTTCCTCGTACTCATTGGGATCTCAGCAAGCATTGGGAGATGCTAGGCCCAGAGAGTCCACAGCAATGGGAATGGTTGCTTTCAGGCTTTATCGCTACCGGCCCACGGATTCGCTGGCGCTTGTTAGGTAAATACTTTCAGATTTGGCCTGGCGTTTCAACTAACGAGCTTTTAGGCTATGAGTATCGCTCGAAAGGTTGGGCATTATCGTCAACGAATGTTGTAAAAGATTCGTTTACTGCCGATACAGACACTTGCATTTACCCAGATCGACTGATGGTATTGGCTACAAAGCTCAAGTATTTTGAGGCTAAAGGCTTTGATACCACAGCGATGTATCGCAACTATATTGAGGAATTTGAGATTGTTCGGGCGCAGGATACGTCGGCGGCTAATTTGTCGTTTGCACCACGACCAGGCACAGTCTTGATCGGCTATGACAACATTCCTGACACCGGCTACGGGACAAACTAATGGCAAGCCGACTTGTACAAGGCACGGCGGCACGGGTTCAATCGTTGCCAGCGCCTATCGGTGGTTGGAACGTGCGGGACTCCATTGCAAACATGGATACGCTCGATGCCGTTCAATTAACCAATTTGTTCCCCACAGTCAATAATGTGGTGTTGCGTGGTGGATACACTCAATATTCTACCGGCATACCAGGTCAAGTGCAGACGCTCATGGGTTACTCAAGCGGCGCAACTGACAAATTGTTTGCTATTGCAGGAACATCGATTTACGACTGTACTGCTGGCGGTGCGGTTGGTGCAGCGGTCAAAACGGGTTTAACTAACGCAAAGTGGGAATACACCAACGTCACAACGCCTGCCGGTGGTTATCTGTATGCGGTTAATGGCGTAGATGCGCCATTACTGTACAACGGATCAACTTGGACTAACCCAACTATTACAGGCGTGACTGCAAGCAGTTTAAGCAACGTCACTATTTTCAAAAACCAAGTTTGGTTTACGCAAAACAATTCGCTCAAAGCATGGTATTTGCCAACTTTAAGCATTGCAGGCGCAGCTAACGCAATTGACATGAGTTCGGTTGCCCAGCTCGGCGGTTTCTTGGTTGCCGTGGGAACATGGACAATTGACGCAGGCTATGGCGTAGACGATAACCTAGTGTTTATTACGTCTAATGGCGAAGTTATTGTTTGGGCGGGTACTGATCCCTCAAATGCAGATAAATGGGCGCTAGTGGGCGTTTGGCGGGTTGGAAAACCTGTTGGCAAGCGATGCCTGCTAAAGTACGGCGGCGATATGCTAATGCTGACTTACAACGGTTTATATCCCCTTGCTGCAAGTTTGCAATCATCTAGACTCGATCCCCGTGTTGCGCTGTCGGACAAGATTCAAGGCGCATTTACCGCTGCAACGCAAACGTATGGCGGCAATTTTGGGTGGGATATTATGTTTGACCCACAGCACAACGCTTTAACTGTAAATGTGCCTGTTGCTGAAGGTCAACAACAGCAATATGTGATGAATAACATCACGAAAGCGTGGTGCAATTTTACAGGACAAGCCGCTAATTGTTGGGCGATCTTTGACAATGAACCTTATTGGGGTGGCAATGGCTTTGTTGCCCATGCGTGGGATGATAATTACGCTGATGACACAAGCGACATAAACGGCTATGCGTTGCAAGCGTTTAATTACTTTGATGCCCGTGGATACAAAAAATACTTTACTAGAGCTAGACCGTCGATCTTCACTAACGGTACACCGTCAATATTCATTGGTTTAAACATGGATTTTGACTTAGCAGACACAACTGCGGCGCTAAGTTTTAGCCCACAGGTATCGTCGAAATGGGACGTTGCGCTGTGGGACGTAGGCTATTGGGCAACGGACACGGTAATTACAAACAATTGGCAAGGCGTGACAGGGATTGGGTATTGCGCTGGTACACAGTTTAAATCTGCATCTCAAGGAACGACAATTCTATGGGCATCGACGGACATTGTTTACCAACAAGGTTGGGCTGGCATATAGTCCAAGGCGCTGATATAGGTCATTGGGTAGCGAAAAGGATAGCAGGCGAGTTTTTTGCGGAAGGATCAAGTGCAATTGGTTTGCAAAAAGATGGGGTAACGATTGCAGGCGTAATTTACGAAAATTGGAATCGGCAAAGCATTTTCTGTCATATAGCAATTGAAGGACGTATGACAAAAGCGTATTTAAAAGCAATATTTGATTACCCTTTTAATGTTTGTAATTGCAAAAAGATTATTGTGCCTGTGGTTAGTAATCACGCAAAAAGCATAAAATTAGTCACTAAGATGGGTTTTACTGAAGAAGCAAGATTGAAAGATGCTTCACTCGATGGCGATATTATATTTTTGACATTGGCAAGAGAAAATTGCCGATTTCTAGGGGTAGAAAATGGGTAAGTCAGCATCAGCACCACCAACACCGGATTATGTTGGCGCAGCCAAGCAACAGGGTCAAGATAACCTTGCAGCGGCTAAACAGTCGAACATTATGTCAAACCCAAATATGTATACGCCATTTGGGAATCAAACTGTTACTTATTCAAATCCAACGTTTGACCAAGGTTCATACGATGCGGCGTTGGCAAAATACAACGCTGGCAACTTAGACCGCAATTCATTTATGCGGCAAGGTAGTCCAGAAGGCGATACAACAACAGGTGCAACATACTTTGACCAAGCTGGTTACGATGCTGCACAAGCAAAACGAGGCGCTGCGCCAACCCGTGAAGGGTTTATGACTGGCGGCGGTCAACCAACTGTTACTCAAACGTTAACACCACAAGCGCAGCAAACTTTAGATTCGCAGCAGCGTGTCCAAACTGCGTTAGCAAACCTTGGTGAACGTGGCATTTCAAATGCTTACGCTACGCTTTCGCAACCGTTTGTGCCAACATCAACTGAAATTAAAAAAGACTTTGGTGGTTATGGCGCTGTGCCTTTGTCTGAAAACTTTACATCTAAGTCTGAAGTTCCTTTGCAGTATTCGCTTGACACAAGCAACCTAGCAAGGATGCCAATCAATGCGGGAACGACTGCACAAGATTTAATCTTGCAACGCCTAAACCCAACAATTGAGGCCGGAGATACGTCTTTTAAACAATCGTTGGCAAACCAAGGTCTAGCGCCTGGCACTCAAGCCTACGATGCGGCGTTCCGTAATCGTTCGCAACAAATTAACGATTTGTACAACCAAGCGGCACTCCAAGGTATTAACTTGGACATGGCGGCTCGGCAGCAAGGATTAAACGAGCAGCAAACATTAGGTTCGTTTGCCAATCAAGCGCAATTAGCAGGCGCAGGGCTTTACAACACGGCAATGGCTGACAACTATGGTCGAGGCATGACCACCCAAGGCACTCAGTACAGCCAAGGACTTAACAAGGCTCAGTTTCAGAACACCGCACAGCAACAGCAGCTGGCGCAAGATTTGGCGCTACGGGCGCAACCAATCAACGAAGTTATTGGGCTTATGGGTGGTTCGCAGATTCAATTACCTCAATTTCAAGGCTATCAAGGTACGTCAGTTGCACCAGCGCCAACCTTTGCGGGTACGCAAGCACAAGGTCAAGCAAATACGCAACAGTACGGTATTCAGCAAGCAGGCAACAATGCCACAACGCAGGGTGTAGCATCAATTGCGGCAATGGCTGCAATGGCGTTTTAATGCTTGGATTGGCTTTCTCAGGTGGGAAGGATTCTTTAGCGTGTTGGTATTTATACCGTGAAAAGAATCCCGTAGTGTTTTGGGTAAATACAGGCAAAACGTACCCTGAAACCATTGAGATCGTTAACCAAGTGAAGTCTGAGGCAATTGAGTTTATTGAAGTAAAGTCAGATCAAGAGCAGCAGATTAAGTTTTACGGCTACCCAAGCGACATTGTGCCGATTGACCATAGCCTTGAAGGTATGCAGTTTGCAGGCGATAAGCCAGTACGAGTACAGAGTTATTTGAATTGCTGTTGGTCAAACGTGGGGCAACCTCTGACAGAGGCGATTGCAAAACGTGGCATTACGCACTTGATTCGTGGGCAAAGGCTTGATGAAAGCCATAAATCCACGGCTCGGCATGGGTCGGTAGTTAATGGTGTAACGTACATTCAACCGATAGAAACATGGACTAAAGAACAAGTTTTGGCGTTTTTACGGACTCAATGTCAATTACCAGAACATTATGCAATCGACCACTCAAGCCTTGATTGTTACGATTGCACAGCGTATTTGGCACACTCAGAAGATAGAGTGGCATGGATGAAAGAAAAACACCCAAATTTGCATGAAAAATATAAAATAAACATGGCGGCACTAAAGTCTGCCTTGTTGCCTACTTTAGAGTTACTAAGGAATTGCGATGCTTAATCAATATGTCAACATGACTCCGCAACAGAAAATGGCGCAGATGTTGCAACAACAAGGTCAACAGACTCCATTGCAAGGTCAGGATATGGGGCAATCTCAGATGCCGCAAATGCAAAATCCTATGGCTGGCGCTCAAGATGCAATGAGTATGTACGGCAAAATGAGCCAACAAAATCAAATGCAAGATTATCAAGATTACATGGCTAGATTAAAACTTGGTCAAGCGCAGACTGGCGGTATGTTTGACCGCAGTAACGCTCAAGGTGGAAACTATACAGCTAACGAAGGTACTTAATCATGGCTGATAATATTTATGGCACTCAGTCTAATGCATCAATGCAAATACCAAGCCCTTATTCAGCAGAATTAGCGGCAATTCAAAGGCGTGAGCGTTTAGCGCAAGTTATGCAACAACAGGCTTTTCAGCCTCTTGAAATTAATAGCTATCAAGGTATTCAAGCCCCAATTTCTCCGTTGTCAGGCATTGCTAAAGCCTTACAGATGTATTTAGGCGCATCAGGTCAAGATCGTGCCGACGAAGCAAGAGCAGGCGTTGCTAAGAAAATGGAAACCGACACTCAAACTCAATTGGCTCGTTTGCTTGGGTCACAAGGTGCGCCAGCTGTGCCTGCAACACCGGCAACAATGGGTACGCCTGAAATACCAGGTAAACCGGCAACCTCATTTACGCCAATGGGTTCAGATTTTGAAGATAACCCAAATCTAAAAATGAGTATGGGTGAAGCACCGCAAGCAGGTCAACCGTTTGTTGCGCCTGGCGATGTTGCCGTGCCTGCTATACCGACAATTCCAGCTGTTGCGGGAACGCCAGCGCAGCCAGGCAGACCAGCGCAACCCGCAAAACCACCAACGGAAGATGAACAGCGCAAGATATATTCTGATTTTGTTGTAAGCGGTAATCCTCGATTGGCAAAATTGGGTGAAATTGGCTTACAAGAGTTGCGCTCGTCAGGCACAACTGACATTAAAAATTGGAAAGCCTCTAATTCAGGTTTGCCTTTCGACCAATGGTTAGCTAATCAAAATGCTCAAAAAAGCACACGAGTATCTGTCAATGTTCCTGTTAATACAGAAAAAGGTTATGGCGAGGTGTTTGCCAAAGGTATTGCGGACGATGATGTTAAGTTAAGAGCCATGGCAAACAAAACACCTTCACAAATTCAGAACATTGAAAGTCAACGAGAATTGTTAGGTAGCGGAAATATCTTTACAGGCAAAGGCGCAGATTGGCAAAATGAACTTGCATCGTGGGCTACTTCAATTGGAATTGGCGGCACTACAACTGCTGAAAAGGTTAAAAATACAACTGCTTTGTATGCAGACAGAGCAACTTCCACTTTAGATTCAATTGCAACTGCCGGACTTGGAACTGGTCAAGGATTTACAGACAAAGATTTGAAATTTTTGAAAGATGCAAAACTTGGAAACATTACATACACTAAAGAAAATCTAGAGCGTCAATTAAACATTGAAGAAAAAATTGCTAGAGAAATTGCTAACAGATGGAATACAAGGCTCGGAGAATTACCAAAATCAGCATCAGGGCCAACAGGCGTAAGTCCGGTTAATTTGCCACCAACTAGAGCATCAACACCGCAAAGCCCTCCTGCTGGTTCGGGAGTAACGCAGCAGCAATGGAACGCAATGACTCCTGAGCAGAGGAAATTATGGCAATGACAGAAGCGCAACAAGCGGCATTAGCACAGGCTGATGCTAGAGCCGCTGTTCTTGCGGAAATTGATGCAAAATTACAAGCGGCAAATCAAAATGAAAGCGTCATGCCTGGCATGACAAGTGATCGTCAATTGTTACCTATGGTTGGTCAAAGTTTATTAAAAGGTGCAGCAGGACTTGGCGATGTAGTGGTTGGTTTGCCAGAAGATATAAAACGACTATATAAATATTTCACTACACAAGGCGCACCAGTCCCACAAAAATACCAGCCAGTAACCGACATTGCCAAAGAACGTGGTTATATAGTTCCTGAGAATGAGCCTGGTTCAGACCCTATTTTAAAAGGAATTGATTTCACGGCTCAAGTAGCCGGCGGTGGCGGCATCAACCCATATACAATTAGTCGATCAGCATTAACTTCTGGGTTGCCCGCTGCGGCTCGCAATCTTGGCGGTCAAGGGCTACGAACTGGCGCTCAAGGCGCTGTTGGCAGCACAGCATTACAAGGTATGCAAGCTCTTGGTATAGACAATCCTTTAGTTTTAGGATTGGGAACAATGTTGCCAATGGGAGTAACAGGTGCAGCAATGTCGTTGCGACCATCTACCGCAACCATTGCAAATGAGGCATTGAAAGGCGCAACACCTGAACAACTTAGATTAGCTCAAGCATTACAAAATCAATCTTTTGGTGCTGGTGCGCCTGTAACAGCTGCTGAAGCAATTTCACAAACTACTGGCGGCAGTCCTTTGTCAAATATTCAACGTATTGTTGAATCTTCTCCCAAAGGCGCTTCAGTAATGTCACCATTTATGGCTGACAGACCTGCGGGTAATGCTCAATATTTACAAAAAGTATTGATGGATGTATCGCCAGTTGCGCCACAAAGCGCCATTCCTCGTGCTTTGCAATCAACCGCTGAAAATGTTATTGGTGGCGCAGAATCTGCTTTAACTCAAAAAGTTAGTCCGTATTATCGTGCAGCAGGCGCTCAATCCATTCCTGATACAGATTTAGCTACGCTTAAAGCAAATCCAAAAATTGCTGAAGCAATTGATTATGTTATTTCTACGCCTAAATATGGCGTGAAAGGCGCTGACCCTAAATCGGTTGAAACGTTAGTTGCTGCAAAACAATTTTTAAACGATCAATATTCTGAATTTTCTAACCCTACATCTGCTCAAAAAAATGCGGCTAGAATTACTACTCTTGCAGACAAAGAGTTGGCTGATTTTCTTAAAGTGTTTTCTCCTGAATACAAGAAAGGCAGCGATATTTACGCAGGCGCACAACGTAATCAGATTGAACCGCTAAAGCAAGGCGGTGTTGGCATATTGGCTGAACAAACGGGAACGCCAGCAGAACTACTTGTAAAGCAGCGTGAACAATTGATGCCTGCTAATCCTGTAGCTTTATTTCCTGCCGATATAAAAAGAACCGTTGAATTGTTACGCAGGAAAGATCCTGCCTTAGTGCCTGCGTGGACTTCGCAAAACCTTGAAGGCATTTTTAATGAAACTGCTCAAAACTTGCAAGGCGGCGCTAATCAAGCCGGTGGTGCTAAGTTCATTACAGCCATCACAGGAAACCCGCAGCAGAGGCAAAATTTAAAAACTTTAATTACAGAATCGGTTAGTCCAGAGGCGTGGAAAGGATTTGATAATTTTGCTCAAGTTATGGAAGCGCAAGGCAAGCGTCAAGGTCAAGGTTCTTTAACAGCATCAAATATTGAAGCGCAAAAAGAGTTAAAAGGCGGAGGTTTTGGTGCTATACCTAAATCAATCTTTAAACCATCAACAGTAACCGGATGGTATGAAGATTGGCGGCTTGGCAAAAATACTCAGGAATTGGCAAGGCTTTTGACAAACCCTGAAGGTGTTAAGTTGTTTGTTGAATTATCAAAAACTAAGCCACAATCTGCAAAAGCGCAAGCACTTGCAAACACACTTGCTGGCGGCAACGTTGCTACTAGTCCGCTAGAAAAAGAGGAACAATAATCATGAGTTATAACGGCAGCGGTACATTTGTAATCAACTCAACTGGTCAGCCAGTTGTTACAAACACGGTCATTTCATCAACGGCGTTTAATGCGCTGACTGCTGATCTTGCAACTGGTTTAACAACTGCAATGACCAAAGACGGTCAAACGACTGCAACAGCTAACATTCCTATGGGAACGTTTAAGTTCACAGGATTAGGCGCTGGGTCTGATGCAACTGATTCGGTTAACGTTTCTCAATTGCAAAGCTCTACGGGTACGTTTCTAACTGTATCGGGAACTGATACGTTAACGGCAACGGTTAGCCCAGCATTGACTGCTTACGCTGTTGGTCAAACGTTTAATTTCTTAGCTGCGGCAACTAATACTGGTGCGGTCACTATTAACATTAGTGGGTTAGGCGCAAAGTCAATCAGGAAAACAGGCACGACTGCATTGACTGCCGGTGATTTGATTTCAGGCAGTTTGTATCAAATTGTTTACGATGGCACAAACTTTCAACTTGCAGGCATAGGTGGGGTTTCCGCTGGCAAATCAATTGCTTTCTCAATCATTTTTGGACTATAAATCATGGCCGCACCTAATATTGTTAACGTAACAGCTATCTACGGCAAAGTCGTGACCGCCGATTTAACAACAACTGCGGCAACGTCCGTTTTAAGCAATGCCGCATCTAGTGGCAAAGTGTTTAAAATTGATTCGCTTGTAGTTGCCAACACCGATACTGCAAACGCAGTAACCGTCACGGTGGCGCAGTATTCAGCCGCAGCAATTGGGGGAACGGCAACGGCAATTGCGTCGACTATTTCCGTTCCTGCTGCATCAAGCCTTATCGTAATTGATAAAACAAACATGATTTATCTTGAAGAAAATATGTCAATTGGCGCAACAGCTGGCACAGCGAGCAAGCTCAAAGTGGTTTGCTCTTATGAGGACATTTCGTAATGAGCAACGGCAGAATTATGGGGCCATTCCGTTTAACAGGTACGAGCGGAATATGGACTATGCGAGATTTACAACAATATAATTCTATTGCCGTTGCTTTATTGTTAGTCGCTGGTGGCGGCGGTGGCGGTGGCGCTGACGGTGCTTCATCTGCCTCGTCGGGTGCAGGCGGCGGTGCGGGTGGTTTTAGGGCATTGTCGGCAATCCCGTTGATTTCTGGTCAAACCTACGCAGTAACAGTTGGTGCGGGTGGCGCAGCTGGTGGTACAGAAGCACAAGGCTCGTCTGGAACAAGCACATCATTTACAGGTTACACGGCAGCAGGCGGTGGTGGCGGCGGTTCGGGTTTTGCTGATGGGCAACCGTCAAGAGGCTCAGGGTTAAATGGCGGTTCAGGCGGTGGTGCAGGCGGTAGCACAAGCACAGCAACATCAGTTAAGGGTAACGGCAACACGCCAGCGACTACGCCAGTTCAGGGCTTTAACGGCGGCATTAACACGGCGAACGGTAACAATGCTCGTCCTGCAAGCGGCGGTGGCGGTGCAAGTGCTGTGGGTGGTAATTCAATACAAAACTCAAGCGCCGGTGTTGGTGGTGCAGGCGCAGCAAGCAGCATAACCGGCACTAGTGTTACTTATGGTGGTGGTGGTGGCGGCGGTGGTTGGGCAAGTGCAGGCGGTGCGGGTGGCGCAGGCGGTGGTGGAAACGGCGGTAGTGATGCACCCACCACAGGAAGTGCTGGAACAATTAACCTCGGTGGTGGCGGAGGCGGAGGCGGCTCTAATGGCGTTGGCGGGGCAAATCCAGGTGGTGCGGGTGGTTCAGGCGTTGCAATTATGCAAATTCAAACATCGCTGTACTCAGGTATTACAACTGGATCGCCTATTGTTACGACTTCAGGTGGATTTACAATTGTGAAGTGGACTTCATCTGGCACATATACCGCATAAGGGAAATTATGTCTTATTTTGCACAAGTACCAACAATCGTAAACGGCAAAGGAATTGTTGCCGAAGTCATTGCAATTACACAAGATGTTATTGATACTGGCGCATTTGGCGATCCTACAAAGTGGTGGCAAACCTCGTACAACACGCATGGCGGCGTACATTACGGGCCAGACGGTCAACCTGATGGTGGCGTAGCATTGCGTGCAAATTATGCAGGCATTGGATATACCTTAGACACAACGGTTGTTGAAAACGGCGTGGTTGGTGTGTTTTATGCCCCACAACCTTATCCATCATGGGTGATTTCAGCGCCAACATGGGAATGGGAAGCGCCTGTGCCGTATCCGACGGATGGTCAAGAATACGTTTGGGATGAAGCCACGCAGTCTTGGGTGCTTGCGCCGATTCAACCAACGGTTTCTGTTGAACTTGCTCAAGGATAGCGTTTGCGTACTGGGGGCAATCTTTTTGCTTCCGGTTATTTTAATTGTGATGACCGCCCTGATCCCTTGGGTAATCTTTGCGGTGTTTAAGGACATACGATGGAC